AACCTGTAGGCATTACATCACAGTGCAAAGTCACTTTGGCTTTTACTTTGATATCGGGTTGGCTGAGTGGTGTGTTAACGATCTTAACACTAAGCTACAGACTATCGAAAATAAGATTGAACCACTACTCCCCACTAAAAAAATGGGTAAGACTAAACTGAAGACTTTCATACCACCAAAAAATCAAGTAAAGAAGTCTGGTGAACTGTCTGTTCATATGGAGAAGTTTATAGAGAAACATGAACTTGTTTGCACCAAAGACGAAGAGTATGGTGATTGGATTGTAGAATGTTATGGCAAAGAATACTCACTACCGTTAGAGCCGGTTCCAATTATAGACGAAGAACCTATGAAGCTTGCAGACCAAGATGCTATCAAGCAGTATCTAGTGAAACAAGGTTGGAATCCTTCGAACTGGAAAGAAAAAGACTTGACAATCAACACTAAGAAGCAGAAACTAACCCCTGAGAAGTACGAGATTGCAGTAGATCGTTACATAGAACACACGGTAGAAGGTGAGTTCATGCAGGCAAGGTTGAAACACTTGAAGGTTAGGCCCGAAGCATTACGTTATAAATTGATGAACCACGACACAAAGAAGCCTATGCGTGTTCTTTCGATGCCGTCCTTTACTGTTGGTCAGGAGAAAGAACTCTGTCCAAATCTTCTACTACTTGGCTTGAAATTTGAATGGGTTGGTGACCTTGTTGCTTGGTTGACTTACAGGCATAGAAAGAATGCTATCAGCTCTGACAAAGGCTCTGGTTGGTTGAACAACGATAGGTTGGAGATTGACCATAGGATATCTACACCAGCAGATACAGCAGGTACAAACACGTTTAGATATGCTCACAAAGATGTAGCAAACATACCAAGATCAACAAGTGTTTATGGTGCTTATATTCGTGCATTGTTTGGCGTTCCAGAAGGCCAGTATCAGGTTGGATCAGACTCAAACGGACTTGAGGCTAGGGTGGAAGGTCACTACACCAAACAGTTCGAAGGTGGTGAAGAGTATGCAAAAGCCTTGGTAGCTGAGAAGCCTAATGATATCCACACAGTTAACGCTGGCTTAATGGGTGTTGATAGAGACACGGCAAAGACTCTGAAGTATGCAACCACATACGGAGCGCAAGCAAAGAAGATTGCAAATACGCTAGGATGTACTCTAGAAGAAGCTGAGAAGATATTCAATGACTTCTGGAACGCATCGCTACCTTTAAAGATTCTTAAAGAACACGTAACAAAATATTGGAAGACTAAGGGGCGTAAGGTATTCGTAAGAGGTCTCGATGGAAGAAAGCTTATGACTCGTTCAGAGCATTCACTACTAAACGTAGTGTTCCAGAGCGCAGGTGCTATCGTAATGAAGCGTCAGATGGTCATGTATATGCGTAAGCTGAAAGACAGAGGACTCTACAGCAATCCTTTCAGAGACTCTGAGATTAAAGCTGCCCAGATGATGCACTATCACGATGAGTGCCAGTGGCAGGTATGCCCAGACCTTGTTGATATGTATGAGTTTGATACCAAGGAAGAGGCAGATAACTTTGCAATTGAGGGCAAAGTATTGAGCAACGTACAGGCGAAGGGTGACAAATTCACTCGGGGTTGGTCTGAAGTTGGTCAGGTATTCGCAGAGACTATGCGAGAGGCGGGGGAGTATTACAACTTTCGAGTACCACTCGCCTCGGATTATGATATAGGGAAAAATTGGAATGAGACGCATTAAAAATGGTATCAAAAAGATGTGGGAGGTGTAAGGAAATATTGCCTCTCCAAATGTTCTATAATATGACCGCATCCCCTGATGGGAAAGGAGCTAGGTGTAAGCCATGCGACACTGCGGCAAGAAAAGAGAGTAGGGCGAGGCACCCTGTAGGGACAAAAAGGGGTTATCGGGATCGAATACTACGGCTGAGGTATAACATTACTCTAGCAGACTATGAACGTATGTTCGAGCAGCAGGGAAATTCTTGCAAGATTTGTGGAACTACCAACCCACTTGGGGAGGGCAACCAGAGAGATACGTCTCGTTGGAAGTCTTGGTCTTTCGCGGTAGACCATTGCCATACTACAGGAAAGATACGAGGACTCCTCTGCAATCCATGTAATAGGGGGTTGGGATTTTTCAGAGATTCCCCAGAGCTTTTACAACAGGCTGTAGATTACTTAGAAAAATGTTAGGCAGTGCTTGACTTTGTTAGGCACCTACTATATTATAAACACATACATAAGGAGAACTGATTTGAAATTCGCAAAAGAACTTCTCATAAAGTTAGTTTACAAGCGAGACCCCGAGGGCTTTGAGACAGTTGAAGATGTCCTTGAAGATACAACCCGGTGGTCTGAAATTCACAGACTTGTTTTTAAATATGAAAATAAGTTTTACGCCACAAGATATTCCCAAGGCTTAACAGAAGCACAAGACGAGAGTCCGTTTGAGGACGCTGATGATGAGATTATCTGTAGCGAAGTTGAACCAGTTCAGACTACAGTTACCCAATACCTAAGAATTAAAGGAGATTAAAAATGGCAGGATCAGCAGGACGTAACGGTGTTTCTCAGAAAGCTTACTACGCAGCATACAAAGGCCGCGCTGAAAGCAACCGCAAGGCACGTCAAGAGAAGCACATGAAGAAGCATCCGAATGATGCCCAGAGTGGTAGTAACGGATACCGTAAGTCAGCACCACAGGTTGTGTCAGGCTGGCTCACAGTGAAGATGAGTTCTCTGCTAACACCTGTACAAGTAAGTCCCGCCACCACTAAGAGTAAGGGTGGAGCTACACACACAGGTATTCCAGAGTGTGCAGGGCAGTTGAAAGAAATGAAGAACGGTGAACGTAAAACATTCGCTCAGTTGTATGCACGTATTCGTAAGCTGCATCAGCACAATAGTAATTACGGAACACCTAAAAGCAAGTAACCCAACACAAGAGGAATTATAATTATGGCAGTATTGAAGAACGTTATTCTAGCTTATGTAAAAATCCAACAACCTGCACAGAAATTTGAAACAGAAGGTTCTCAAAATACTGAGTGGTCTGCTGATTGTATTGTCGATGAAAAGACAGCTAAGCGTTGGAAGAAAGAGTTTGTCAAGCAACCGCCAAAGGCTTATTCTAACGCAGAATTCAAGAAAGTGTTTAAGATTGATCCGCCTTACCCAGAGCAAACTGAACAGTTTATGATCAAGCTTAAGAAAGACACTCACTACAAGGATAAAGAGACGCAGCGCCTAGTACCTTTCGATGTTAAGTATCGTGTAAAGTTGTTCGAGAAGATCGGCCTAAGTGCAGAGGGCAAACCTCTCTTGGCAGATATTACCAAGACAAAGCTGATTAGTAATGGTTCTGTTGGTGTGGCAATGTACGATGTTGTTACAAACAAGTTTGGTACATTTGCTAAGTTGAAGGCAGTCCGTGTTGACGAGATGATCGAATACAATGCTGGTGATAATGTTGATGAACTTGGCGAGGTTGTTGAAGCTGGTGACTATTCCACTCAGGATGAGCCAGAGGACAATCCAGATGAGGGCGAAGGTCAAGCTGAACAAGCACCTTTTGACCCAGATGATTCAGACTACTAATAACCACATAGTTTTGGGTAGCTCCGGCTACCCTTTTCTTTTTAGAAGGAACTAGAATGACAATTAGAACTGAATTTGACACTGTGACAATAGATGGAGATATTCTAGTCTATCGTGCAGCATCCATTGCTCAGCATATCTACTACGATATATACGAGGATGGAGAACTCCTTGAAACTTTTAAATATTCCAAAGAAGCCAAGGGCTATCTCAAAGACCAGTCGGAATTCTTCATGGAAGACACGACACTTTATGAGATTCGACCAAGACTTGTCTACGGGACAGAGAAAGAAGCCAAGGTAGCATACGACTACCAACTCAAAGCGATAAAATCTACGTTAAAGTCTAATACGTACAAGACTTACTTGACGGGTAAAGGAAACTATCGAGAGGGCGTAGCAACAATACAGAAGTACAAGGGACAGCGAGACTTCACAGAAAAACCTTATTGGTTTTATAACGTAAGAGAGTATGCTATCTCGTTAGGTGCTGTAGTTGTTGATGGTAATGAAGCAGACGATGCTTGTTCTGTCGTAACATATAGAGGCTACTTAAAGAACCCTAAAAACCCAACAACAGTCTGTGTATCTGTAGACAAAGACCTACGGAATACTCCGGGCTACCATTACAATCAAGATAAAGATGAGGCAGCAGTATTCATTGATATGGATGCAGCAAATCTAACTTTCTACAGACAACTTCTAAAGGGTGACAAATCAACTGATAATATCCCCGGATGTCAAGGACTGTCTCAAAAGATAGCAACCAAGTATGGGGTGCGTAAGATTGCTACCATAGGCGACAAGGGTGCTGAGAGCCTTCTAGTAGATTGCGTGACAAAGCTAGAGCTATACGAAAGATGTTATGAAGTCTATCTTGCGTGGTACAGTGAACAGGATGGTTGGGACGCTGAGACAAACACCTACCAGTATACCTCTTGGGATGATAAACAATACGAACGAACAATTGATGAGATTATGAAAGAGCAAGCTGATTTACTTTGGATGCAACGATTGAAAGGTGATAGATGGGTAAAACCTGTAGTCACTTGGTCTCGTAAAGGTGGATATGAATGTAGCTCAAAAGGTGATAAAAGATTTAGTGCTTTCAGTGCAATAATGTCAGACGAACGCTCTATTGAGCAACACTACCAGTGTGATGTTAAAGGCTACTGTGTTGGAGGGACTAATTGGAAAGCAGGGAAGGGCAAGCCGCCTCTAGACACATCTAAAGACTTATTTCGTGAGTACCTGTCTCTCTGGGAACGTTGGGCAAAAAGAAATCCAACACTGATCGAAGAACTGCGGGTAAGAGCAAGGGAGAATGGTAATGTGTTGTCGGATATGTTTGCAACCACAGGAGTAAATCAGGCAAGTGCTTTAGCAGCTATACTTAACGGTGATCTGATTGAGTAAGGTTCTGAAGATCGACGCCCCACTTGTTGTCCTCATCCCTAGAAAGACAAAGGAACCTACGAAATTTCGTGTCAATTTGAACTACACAAACAACGCTCATTACGCGGTCTACAATACTGCTAAGAAACTATTTAAGGAGGAAATTAGAAAGATTCTTGTAGACACTGGTCAGGCTCACATTAAGTTTGCTAACCCTGTAGACGTAACGGCTAAACTCTATAAGCAAAGTAATCGTAGATCAGACAAGAGTAACTTTATCTCAGCAAATACCAAATTCCTTTACGATGCATTAACAGAGTTGGGTGTCTTGGTAGACGATAATGATTTATATATCAAAGTAGAAATAATGCAGGAGACTGAGGTGGACAAACATAACCCCAGAGTATCCTACGTTTTCACAGAGAGGGAGAGCATATGAAGCACATGATTATTGCAGACACACAGTGTAAACCAAACCAAGACTTCACACATTTACGTGCAGCGGGTAACTACATCGTTGAGAAGCAGCCAGATGTTCTAGTACATATCGGAGACCACTTCGACATGCCTTCACTTTCCTCTTACGATAAAGGCAAGAAAAGTTTCGAAGGTCGTAGGGTTAAGGAAGATATTGATGCGGGTATGCGTGGCATGGCAGAGCTGCTAGGCCCACTCCGAGAGTATCAGGCACAGCAAAGAAAGAATAAAAAGAAAGTCTACACACCTCGAATGATTTTCTGTATGGGTAACCATGAACACCGTATAGATCGCTTTGTAAATGACAACCCAGAGTTTGAAGGTTTCATGGGTACAGAGCTACTTGATCTAGAGGCATTTGGTTGGGAAGTGTTTCCATTCCTTGTACCAACAGAGGAAGATGGTATATACTATGTCCACTACCTTGCCAATCCATTTACAGGTAAGCCTTACGGTGGTACTGCTCTTAACCAAATTAAAACTATTGGGAAATCATTTGTTGTTGGTCATAAGCAATGTCTTGATATCGCTATTCGTCCAACGCTAGATGGTAACCTACAAATTGGTATTGTGAATGGTGCCTTCTATCCACACGACGAAGCCTACAAAGGCCCACAAGGTAATAACCACTTCCGAGGTATCACTGTACTGCACGATGTTGCAGATGGATTTGGTAACCCTATGATGGTTAGCCTGCAGTACCTAATGAATAACTACGCATAAGGAGTAGATATGACAGCATACGAAAAGATTTTCCTAATGAACACACTGATTGGCAGCGAGGCTATAGAAAAGGGTAGCCCAGAGTTTTGGACACAGATGCGAAACCAAGCCACACTCGTTGTTGAAGAATCTGTCGAAGCATTTGATGAAACCATTGAGGAAGACATTGGGAAACTACTTAAAGAAGTCTCCGATGTTATGGTGACTGCCATTGGCCTCTACCAGAAGCTGCAGGACTGCGGTTATCCTATCGAGGAAGCACTGGACAAAGTTTGCGATAACAACTTGACTAAGTTTCATAGAAATGTTGACGAAGCTAATCTGAGTGTGAAGCACCATCTAGCTCAGGGTATTGAAACTTTTGTTCGTATGATTCAAATGGACAATGGCGATGAATACTTTGGTATTATTCGTAAGTCTGATGGGAAGTTGCTGAAGCCGTATGACTACGTTAAAATTAACACACAAGACTTGTTGGAAGATGCGAATGAACCCACTGAGTAATAAGATTGTCTTGCTGAATGCCCCGAAAGGGGCTGGTAAAGACACCATAGCAGATGCTATGAAGGCAGCATGGGGGACAAACACTATGGCTTTTAAGACTGCTCTGTATGAGTGTGCATATCCTCTATCAGAGTGTGAAGACTTTGACCAGTTCTACTTCTGCTGCAATGTGAGAGAACTTAAGGAAGCACCTTCTACACTGTTCTACGGTAAGTCTCCCAGAGATTTCTTGATTTATGTAAGTGAAAATATCGTAAAGCCGAATTTTGGAGAAGAATTCTTTGGTACTAAATCGGCCCACTCTATCAACTTTGCACAATTTGAATCGGGTGTTGTATTTGCGGACTCTGGTTTCCCCGAAGAAGTAGCTCCACTGATGAAAAAGTTTGGAGGTGAAAACATCTTCGTGGTACAATTCACTGGTCAAGGAGCTAACGACTTCTCCGGCGACAGTCGAAACTTTATTGAAGTTGATGGTACACACACTATCAAGATGGTTCAGACTAATGATGGATGTAGTCCAAGATATTTCGCAAATCTTATAGTACAGGAGATTATTAAATATGGTTGAGATTAAAGGTAAGGGCGGCATTACCGCTAGTATTATTGCAGACAGTGTAAGCCTAAACGGTAAACGTATTACAACTTTTGAATTGAGCTATCCAAGGTTCATTCACTCAGAATTTATGACACATCGTTTGTTCAGCCGTAATGCTGCGAGTAGTCGTGCCATTCCAGTGCCGAAGATGATTACTAATATCCAAGCAAACACAGCAATGCCTATTCATTGGGGAGCTAACCAGCCGGGTATGAAGGCTGACAATGAATGTGATAACCGTGTAGATAATAACTCAGCTACATTTGGTTTTGACGAAGAGAGTCTAATACCAACACGAGAAGAGGCTTGGAAACTTGCACTCAAGGATGCTACATTTCATGCACAGCAATTCCACGAAGCAGGTTATCACAAGCAAATTGTTAATCGACTGCTAGAGCCGTTCCAGTTCATTAAGGTTGTATGTACCGCAACAGAATTTGATAACTTTTTCTGGCTTCGTGACCACAAGGATGCTCAACCTGAAATCAAAAATCTTGCAGCTTGTATGTGGGAAGCTAGAGAGCAGTCTGATCCTACAAGCCTATTAGCTGGTGAATGGCACCTACCGTATGTCGAAACTGCTTGGAAAGAGACTGGTCGGTTGTATTACATTGCCGAAGAGGAAGGCCCGATCTGGTTGACTTTAGACGAAGCTCTTAAAGTGTCATCATCATGTTGCGCTCAAGTAAGTTATCGTCTGTCTGACAATAGTGTTGAGAAGGCTATTAAGATTTATGACATGCTTGTGTCTAGTAGCCCTGTACATGCGTCCCCATTCGAACACGCTGCAACGCCAATGGATGATGAAGTTAACCTTGACACAGAGGGTGTTACAGGATATAATAACGGGTTGGGATATGTATCTGGTAACTTTGCCGGGTGGGTTCAATACAGACAGTTGATCCCTGACAACGCTTGCTGGTCATATGAGCCAGAGTAAAAGACAATCAATGATAGAGCAGGTGTTGAATGTAGGGACTGGGTGGATAATTTCATTATTCATTTGGTCTTTTTTAATCTCACCTCTCTACAAGATAGATACCAGTGTATTTGAAAACATTGGTATAACACTTACTTTTACAATTGCCTCTATAATTCGTGGTTATATCTGGCGAAGAATATTTAACTCTAGGGAGAAACAAAAAATATGAATTTTTACTACTTATCTGTATCAGACTTGCAACTTCTAGACGATTGGGTGGACCCACAACCAGAGGCCACAAGCTATGCTAGAATCCTGCATGAGAACGGAATGGATATCACACGACCTTACGAAATGGTCAAATGTCAACACAGAAATCTAAGAAGCCAGATTGTTAATGGCTTCAGAGTAGAAGGAAACGAACGCACTGATTTGGAATGGAGACATTCTGGTGCAGCATCATTAGGTGCTTACCTTTACTCTACAGAGGACATCTTTCTGAAAGAAGAGTTGAGACGTATGAGCAAACGCTCGGAGTCGCAGTACATTGAGAATATTCAACAATTAAGAGGAAACAGCTTGTAATGTTTGGTAAACAAATGATGTCAGAGTCTAAGTTCTTCATGGGCTATGCTCGTTGGATGGACTTAGAAGATCGTTATGAGACGTGGGACGAAGCTGTGAAGCGTGTTATGGATATGCATAGAACAAAGTATGCAGCTATTATGACACCTACACTAGAAAGTTTGATACAGTATGCAGAAGATGCATACAAAGATGGTCTTGTACTTGGTGCGCAAAGAGCCTTGCAGTTTGGCGGTGACCAAATATTCAAGCATGTTGCACGTATGTACAATTGTGTTTCAACATACATCGACCGTCCAGAAGCTTTTCAAGAATCTATGTACTTGTTACTGTGTGGCTGTGGCGTTGGCTTCAGTGTTCAACAACACCACATTGATAAGCTCCCAAAGATTCGTCCACGATATAGCAAGAAGTCTAAGGTATTTACTGTTCCAGATACAATCGAAGGTTGGGCTGATGCCTTTGGAGTATTGTTATCTTCATTCTATGAAGACAATGCACCATTCCCTGAATACAAGGGTTGTCAAGTCCACTTTGATTTCTCTAAAGTAAGGCCAAAAGGCGCAGAAATTAGTGGAGGATTTAAAGCTCCCGGCCCAGACGGTCTAAGAGCCTCCCTTCAAAAATGTGAAG